GTTGTTTGCTGCGGTTGTTGCGTTGCGCAGTCTGAAGAACCGCCCGACAACCACATCGTTTAATACTGACGAATCTGCTTGCACAACAGCAGCAGATACGCGCGCTGATGCGGTAGCGGTTGAAACAGCAGTAGTTGCCCACACGCTTTGCAGCGCGCCTGCAATAAGCGGTTCGATGTCGTTGTAGCGTAACTCGAAAGCAATGTCGCCACCTGCACCACCACCGACCTGTGTGATGTCAGAAACGTTTCTGTCTGAACGTATCGTGTTTGATGTGACTGTGTTGATGTTCGACTTCAGTGATTCTGAAGTCATGTTTACTTCTTGAAATGACGCGCCCGCTGGTGTCGAAGCAAAAACTGTTTCTTCGACGTAGCGCACCGCGACGCGGTTCGAATCTGCATAATCTGGCATAGTAGCAATCTCCCGGCTAAGTTAGAATCATAGCGGGGAGGCAGTGGTCGGCGAGGCTTTTGAACGAGGCGCGACCGCGAACCCGTAGGCGAAGTTTAGCACACTATTCTACTTTGTGCTTTTCTTCATTTAACGTTGTCTTCAGCCATGCCTCGTACGCATGTACCATACCCTTCATAAGACGTATAAGCGTCTCGTGTAATATGCGCGTAGCAGGACGCACACTGTCAGAACCGTGAATCCCAGTAAAAAGGCACCAGCATGTTGACCTGATAGCGACCTTCATATTCACCTACATCAGAAACGGTAGGTTGTCTTGTAGTGATGCCGTTGAACTGCACTTCTCTGAATAGTTCTGCGAGCGTGTCGCCGTACGACAGTCCTGTCCTGTTACCAGTGTTCAATGGAACAAATATATTAATTGCGATCATGCCGAAGTTGCGCACACATGCAGGTTGACCAATGTTGACGCGACGCGACGGCTCGTTCATTACACGTAAGCGTATGAACGCTGTATCATGCTCTGGTTGAGTGAAGTCGACATTCGGATTAATGTCAATCGTCGTCGTTGCCCAGTTCGCTTGCAGACGCAATTCAATGTCGCGCTGTACTGTTGAAAAACTCATACCTGCGTCACCTTGTAAATGTCTTTATGTATGCCAGCAAAACTCAAGGCTTGTTGATCTCTTTGATCGCGTCTTGTATGTTCTTGTTAACGTTCGCGACGATGTCTGACATGGTGCGCTGCACCATGTATCCTCGACCTGTTTGCTTACTGTGCCCATTCTCTAGCGGTATGATATAAGGCAGACCGTTCGTGATCCACACCTTTGGAAATTTGAAGTTGAGCGCGCCCTTTTTTAGTTTCGCTTCTTCTACTTTGTTAACCGCTGCCGCTACTTCTTCACCGCCCGTTATTTTAGGACCCGGTGTCCAGTCCGGTTCAGTAAATGCAATGTTCCATGAAGCACGCGCCCAACCGGTATCGACCGGTGTTCTCGTTATCACGCCTTTGAACATATCGAGCGCGATCGAACGAACGATTTGTTCTACGCCTACATCAATTCGTTTCGCGAACTTCTTTAGGTCTGCCTCAAACTTTGGCACACCAGTGATGCGCAGCATACTTCTCATGGCTTACGACACTGCAATACCCATGTCGCACTTGCAGGGTCTTGCTCTTTGTCTTCGATGTTGTAGCGTACGCTTGCACCTGCTTCGATTCTGTACAGGTGATCTTTCGGCGTCGGTATCACGCCAAGTTTCGACTGTATGACAATCGCTTTTTGATCTGTAGGTTCGACGTGACCAGGCACAATTTCGTGCTGCTTGTACGTTTCGAATACCATGCTTACGACAACGGCTGACGCGATAGTAGATACGACGCCAGTCGAGACATTGTACTGCGCGCTTGCATGCGCATAGTAATAAACCGTTTCAGGAACATCGCCTGCTGCGGTAAATATAGTTTGTGCTGCTTGATCAAAAACATCGCGTAACCCCATGTCATGTCCTCACAAGATCAGCAAACGGTGAACCACCGCGTTGACGAATCTCGCCATACGGTTCTATGATCGCGAGAACAGAGTCAGGCAATACAGTAATGCTATCGCGGTCTTCTTTGTCGACGACAAGTCGTAACGAGCCTACCTGCAACTCTTTAAAACCTTTCGTCGAAGGTTCTGCATTGCGATCTGCTTCCATGAAATAGATCGCGAGTTCTGCGGTTGCGTCTTTCAGCCAGTACGGAATAATGTCGCTGTCGAATACGTAACCGTCAGGGTCAACCACATCATAGCGCGGGAAGCGCAGCGCTTGTTCTTCGGTCGCACGGTAGCCGTACCAATCGACCCAGTAGTCGAGTGTGCGCGTAGCGTGCATCAGTGCGGTTTCTTGCGTCGCTGACGATGCGGCTGTCCACACCGTCGAGTTCAGCCTTTCACTGAAGTATGTGCTCGCTTCTGCAAGCGTTGTATAGCTGGTCGCGTTGACCCCTGCGATTGTGACGTCGAATGCCATGTTATCCTACCTGTTCAGCAACCTCGCTGTAGAATCGAAGAGTGCCTTCTTTGCAGTGACGCATGTAGTCGTACGCTGCCCACCATTCGCGTGCATACGAGCAATCACGGTATGCTTCGAAGTAGGGTCCACCTTCAGTGAAATGCAGGTTGCTGATTGTAGCGAAGTCACGTTTTGGGTAGTAGTCGACAAGAAAGTTCCACTCTAATGGCAGATCGCCGATCTGATAATCACCGTCGAGCCACTTGAACTGATGCAGCTCAAGTCCGTGCGCAGTGTTCACGTACTCTGGTGTCAGCGCTCTGCACCGATCGTTGTTGAACAGCATGACACTGCTCCAATTCTTTTTCGCGTAGCGCGTCTGCGTAGTGCCTAGGTACTTTGAAGTATTCTCTGGCGAGTGCGTATGCTTCACCACCTGCACAGCGTATGCGTCGTCTGCATAGTTGAACAGTCGCGTGATGTCTTCTGTCACGAGCATGTCACAGTCCATGAATACTGCGTGACCCTCGTAGTCGCAGAGATACGGTACAAGAAAGCGTGTGAATGAAAAGTCATTCGATTGCAGCGGGTCACGGTCTCTGTCGTGCACGTGTCGCAGTTGCGACAGCATCAGCGGTACGATCTGTACCGGTTGCGTCGCGTGCCGCCATATCGAACTACAGAGCGTATGGAACGCAATCGATTCTGCGTGATCGTACCCAATAAATACTTTCAGCATCAGCGCTGCTGCTCCTTAATGTCGTAGAGTCTGTCGAGTTCTTTTCGCACGTCTTGAAGGCGGTTGCGTTCTGTCGACGAAAGCGTGCGGCGTTGATCGCGTTCTTCGTAATCGCGTTCGCGTTGCACAGCTTGTTCGATGCGAAGGTCAAGCAGGTACTGACTTGTTTCTTCTTGCGCAGCAATCAGTTCAGACTTCTTTATAAACTCTGCGTACGCAGTTTCACGTGAAACACCTGTGTTGTGCGTCAGGTAATGTTCATCAAGGAAGTACACACCGGTTGCGATCGATGCGACTAATCCAATAGTGCCTGCTATGATTGTTATCATTGCGCTATTACCTGTTGTTCTGTTCTCGTCAGGTGCGCCCACGGTTTGCCCTCCCTCATCTCGTCTAGCGACCACTGCGCGTACGCAAGGTTGTGTGCCCATTGTGATACTACGGGCATTGCAGGCATGAATGCCTGTTCTAATCGTTTGCTTGCGACATCGTATGCCATTGCGCCCCTATCAGCAACAAACACAGGAACGCCTTCGAGTATAGCGTCGACACCTACGTTCGAGTTGTAGGTCACAACGAACAGTGCATCATCTAGGTCTTCAGCGAGCGACCGCGTTGATGTCTTCGCATGCAGCATGTCAGGCGTACGTGACCGCGCAAGCGGGTGCGGTCTGAATACGATCTGCCTGCCTTGTACTTTTTGCGATAGTTCGAGAATTGTCTTTGCGCACCATTCAATAATATCAACGTTCTGTACACTCGCGTCGCTGGGAACTTGACCGATCACAAGTATCTTGTCACCGTGCCTGCTCCAAGGTTTCAGTCGTATGTCGAGCGCGTTCCATCGATCAGAAGGCATACCAGCATTACGAAAGTTTGCGCGGTTGTTCAGTCCGTTCCAACCTGCTGCATAATAAGAATCTCGACGCACGTATCCTTTTTCTAGTACAATGGTCGACTTACCGTTTCGTTTTTGTTCTTCGATTACTTTACCGCGTGCGTAACTACAAGGCACGTTCTTCTTACCGACACCGAACACCACCGCTATATCGCTCGGCACATAATCGTTAACGCTGCGCAGTTCTGCGTCTTCGCCGATTGATCGTATGCCTGTCAAGAATGCTTCGAGCACCGCGAAGTGCTCTGCGTTGTCGTTAGGAAAGTAAACGCACGTCTTCATTTCTTTCTTGCTGAAACAATGAATCCCATGCCGTCGTCTGCGTCTTCGTACACGATGCCCGGTATCTTGTTGTACTGCGTTGCCCACACGTCTATGATGAAACCGTGATCGCTCAAGAGTTCAGAAAACTCTCCTCGTGTGTAGTGCCTGTAGTGAAACGGATGCAGGTCTTTATCGAACGCAACTACGTTTTGATTCGGAACGCTTGCAATAAGAAAGTCAGTTTTCTGCGCGTAGCGGTCGATAAGTGCGTGCGCATCTTGCACATGCTCGATTGTTTCTATCGAGACTATCGCGTCAAACGGCACCGTAGAAAACGCAAGCGCTGACTCCCAGCTTTCTGCGTCGCTTAGATCGCACACTGCAAACTGGTTTGTGTTTGTTTTGTACGCGCGGTTCGCGACCTCGATTGTTTCTGGGTGTATGTCGAGTCCCAGCACATCAACGTGTTCGCCCATCTGCGACAACATCATTGTGCCGTAGCCAACACCGCATGCACAATCAAGCATACGAAGCGGTCGGTCAACAGTATCGCCGAACTCTTCTTTGATCTTGTTGTACGCGAACTGGTAGCGCTCGCGGTGATTCGCCTTGATGCCTTCAATAGTCTCTGCGATCTGTCGTTCACCTGTTTGCGGTAGCATATGCTTAACCTCCGTTCAGCATTAGTTTCAATGGGTCGACGTTGTAACGTTGCAAGTCGTAGTCGACCATTTCTTCGATCATCGTTCTGAAGTTTGTAGTAGTGCGCCAGCCCAGTTCTTCTTGTGCGCGTGTAGCATCGCCGCACAAGATGGGCACGTCACTCGGTCGCAAGAAACGAGAGTCTTGATGCACGTAATTCTTCCAGTCTAGGTTCACGCGGCCGAACGCAACTTCAAGTACTTCTCGCACACTGTGCGCGACACCTGTTGCGATGACATAATCTTTCGGTCTGCTCTGCGTCATCATGAGATACATGGCGTTTACGTAATCACGCGCACTACCCCAATCACGTTTTGCGTCGATGTTTCCTAGTGTTATGTCCATTCGCTTACCGCACACAATCTGCGCGACACCGTCTGTGATCTTGCGCGTTACGAACTCGATACCACGATGCGGTGATTCATGGTTGAACAGTATGCCACTGCATGCGTACATGCCGTATGCTTCGCGATAGTTCTGCACAGCATAATGCGCAGCAGCTTTCGCTACCGCGTATGGCGATCTAGGATGAAAAGGTGTGTCTTCATTTTGAGATTCACAGCTAACGAGTCCGAACATCTCGCTCGTGCTCGCTTGATAGAATCGCGTGTCGCGTGAATGTCTCTTTATACTTTCGAGAATGTTCAGCGCACCTATATAGTTGATTGTAGTTGTCGCGATAGGAGAAGCGAACGACTCTTTCACGAAACTCTGCGCAGCAAGATTGTACACCGCGTCAAACTGCCTGCTGCTCAACATTGACTCGACCGATGACGAGCAAGTCACATCAAGCATTTCGTATGTGAACTTGTGGTTATCGAATGCGCCTACGTCGTACAGTCGCTGCAGGTTCGCGCCGTCGCTGCTGCGTCGCGGTGATGTACCGACGACGTCATACCCTTCTGCAAGTAGTAGTGCTGTCAGGTATGCGCCATCTTGCCCCGTCACCCCAGTAATTAACGCGCGCATGCTTCCCCCTATGCGGTTTTTCTTAGTTCGTTCTCGTGTGATTTACCTTGTTCTTTTCGCACGGGTCCTTTCAAATGATCGTAGTATTCTCCGATTACAGAATCGTTAAATGGGTGATCAGACCGTTCATCTTTTGTCAGGTTAACGCGCTCTACGTTCAGCACCTTGATTGCGAAGTCGAGCACATAGCAGTCGTGCCACTCTCCGAGAAGTTTGAACGCGCCATTGAAGTACGTATCAATGTACATGCGCATGAACTGCTTGTTCACAGGATGATGCGTATTGAACACCACGAAACCGCTTTCTGTGTACAGCCATTCACGCTGCAGGTGCGCGATGTAGCAACTCTCTGGCAGCACTGCACGCAAGAAGTTACTAGGCACATCAGCGAACGCGTAGCTGTCTGCATCTAACCACGCGACTCGATCAGGTGCATCTTCAGCAGTTGTCGCATGATATATGCAGAACGCTTTGCGATAAAACCGCATTGCGTCAAACCTGAAGTTGTATGCCTGCTCATTGTCAGGCGTGCGCATGATACCAGCGAATATGGGATCAGACTTTGCGAGCGCGTCTTCAAATGCCCTGAACTGTTGATGATCGTACAGGTTGACGTATTCAAGTCGCTCGTCTCGCGGCGCGCTCGAAGGAATACCGTTCTCATAATAGACGCGCAGCGTCTCGTCTTTCCAGTGCTTCAGCGTCGTCTCAATAAAACGCTTGCCGTACTTGTGGTATCCCTCTTGACTGAATGATGTGATAAGCATCAGTCTAGGTCGATACCGCGTGCGACACCATCACCGAACAGCGTCTCGCTTTCTTCGTCGAGCATTTCTTCTATGGTCTTCTCGCCTTCTGGTTCAGCAGCAGCAGCTTCGACTTCAGCTTCAACAGCGTCTCTCTTTTCTTGCGCAGCTTCTTCTTCTGCGAGTGCTTTCTTCGCAGCAGCTTCTTCTTCTGCGCGCTTTTCTGCGAGTGCTTTCTTCGCAGCAGCTTCGACTACGTCGGTGTCTTCTACAGCGATTGTTTCTCCGCCCATTCTTTCCCACCCCGAGTATTTGCCGAGACCTAGATCGCGCGACCATTCGTGCTCGTTGACGATGCGCACCTTGCCGTTGTGCTTGTTACGAATCTTTACCGTTGCAAGTATCATGCCTTTCTCCTCATAAAAACACGGGCGCATTACACGCCCGTGTTGATCTACAACGAAGTACTCGACTAACCTGCGATACGAGTTGCGAGTTCTGGACGAACCAGTTTCGCACCCCACAGGATGTCGAACTCCCATACGACCTGCTTGTACTGACGCGACACTTCAAGACGAAGTGTGATGCCAGTCTGCGGGTCGGTCATCGACACAATCTGCGATCCCAGTGCCATGTCTTGCGTACTCGCAACCAATGGACGGTTAGCGAATGCAAAAGCATCACGGTGGAAAGCAAGGTTCACAACGTGCGTGCCCTTGAACGTGATTGCATTACCTGCGGTCGCAGCGACTTTCAGAGGCGGGTTGATAGCAACGGCCTGCTGTGTGCCCGAGACGATTGCAGAAACGGTTGCACCAGCAACGTATGTCTGCGAATCACCTGCGATTGTGAAGATGTCACCGATGTTGATGTTGCCCTGCGCAGACGCTGATTTGATTCCCAGCGACGTTGCACCTGCAGCGGTAGTTGAACCTACCACACCACCGGGAGTCGCGAGCGTACCAGCGGTGTGCGTGATGACAGCGTCATCAGCAAACCAATCGATACCGTACTTGCGACCGATCTCACCTTCGATCTTCACACCAGTGCTGCCGGTCTTTTCAGCGTCAGCAAAGGGTGACAGTGCAAGCGCGTTCGCTTCACCATCGAAGTCAAGAACACCGCGTCGATCCATACGTGGCGCGCGCTGCTGATGCAGAACCTTACGAGCGTTCGTTGCATCGGTAACGGTTGAAGCGAACGGGGTCACACCTGCAGTACCGGTGTAACCATACACGCCGAGATACTCTGCGTGAATGTCTTCGTTGACCGCGTTAGCAAGTGCGCGCAGTGCTTCTGACATCTGCATTGGCATGAAGTGCGCGTTCTTGTCGATCTCTACCATCTCTTTGTCAGTCAGGTAGAAGTCCGCTTTCTTCCAGTTGTTCAACTCGATCTGTACCTTTGTAGGCGCAGAAGAAGAAGGTGCTGGAGGTGTGTTGCTAGGAGCGACATCGGTCGCGGTTACAGCAGAAGGAATAGGCACGTCGATCGTGTCGCCCTTCTCTGCAGCTTGACTTGAGTAGTCGCCGTTTACCAGACGCGGCATGATTGCTTGTTCACGAAGTGCAAGCAGGCCACGTGCTAGGATTTTGGCAAGAATGTTACTGATTGTATTCGCCATGATAAATCTCCTTTACACGATTGAGTTTGATTTAACCCACCGGGCTTGCTTCTTCGTCACCGACGAAAAGCGATTAATCGCTGACTTGTACCTTACCTGCAGCGATGTCTTCAATGTTGTCGTTCAAACTGTCCTGATCATGCATAGAAACAATTCTATGCTCACCAGAAAGTTGCTTCTGCATGCCACCGCCTGCTGCGCCACCTTTGCTCGCCTCAAACAAGTAACTCGCTTCGTCAACTAAAGATTGTGCCCACTCTTCCATGGAAAGCATGCTTTTACCGTCCTTGCCATACATTACCTTTCCGTCACTGCCAGTAGGCACCGGCGTACCATCTTCGTTCAACGACCACACACTGCGGCCACGAGACAGGATGTCCTGCATCGCGCCTTTACGTACAGTTGCTACTTGACCGACTGCGTTCTGCAACGAGTTGTCAATAACAACCTTTGTAAGTTTTTCTTTGTACACGCCACCAGTTTGCTTCTGTTCATCAAGCGAACGATTCAGTGCTTGAATCTGCCCTTCGAAGTCAGAGCGCATGCGCTGCGTGCGTTGTTCAAGAACTTCGTCCAGCTTACCTGCGTCGACAAGTTTCTTCTCGTTGATCGACCGCATCTTTTCGAGCGCTTCGCGCGCTTCAACTGGATCAAGTCCTTCGTAGTTCTTCAGCGTCATTTCAAGATCGCCCATGTTCTTCAGCATCTGTTCTTTTTCGCTCAGCTTCTGACTCAGGTCGATGTTGTTGTTTCTAAATTCGCTAAGGCGCTGCTTGTAATCGCTGTCATCAGTATCAAGTACATACTCGTCACCGATCTGCTTGTACTGATCGCGAAGCGACTCCGCCACTTCTTTAATGTCTTTAACGACTACCTTTAGTGCCATTTCATAACCTCCGGTTACTTGTTAAAACTAGCGCACGTATCTAAAAACGCATCGTCTTTCAATACGAGTTTAGAAGGAAGCGTGTCGCCTAAAAATACAATATCGCCTTCCCGCTTCTTTGCGAGTTTAGCGAGTGCTACGCCTGACGCAAGCATGTCAGGTCTTGTCATCCATTCTCTGCCGTCAACGATGCCGTGATCTGACATATCGACACCTGCGCGATGTGCGGGTCCGTCTGCGTACATCTCTTGATCTTTACGCCAGCCGCAGTCGGTGCCTGCTAGTACGATCTTACCTGCGCCCATGAAAAAGGCGGCAGACACCGCGCGGTTAACCACGTTGTATCCGCCGCCCATGCATGTCGACGTTTCGAATAATTCGTTGTACAGCTTGACTTCATCTTTGTATCCGGTCGCGCTGTGAAAGATCATGACCTTCTCGTCTTTCAGGTACTCGAATAGTTCAGGGTCTGATGACGACGCAATAATGTGCGTAGTGCCTGGCGCCTTGTATATCTTGTTAGGCGCTGCGATGTGCGCTCCCGGGTCCATGCTTACAGCATAGTCTACCGTGAACCCTGCATCGTACAGAATCTTGATCGCTGCTTTACACGCGAAGATGATTGCGCCCTTGTCGACCCATGCTCGTATGTCTGCGAGTACTTCAGGGTCAGTAAGTGTCGGACCCGAACCAGCGACGATGACAATCGGTTTGTCGGTGAACTGGTCTTTCTTGATGCAGGGAAGGTTCAGTGCTGCGGCGTTGCGGATGTTGCGCTCATAGTTGTCAGCGTTCGGGTTGACGAACTTGATCTTGCTGACGTTCTTTTGCGGACCCGCATGAATTGACAAGTGCCTTACATGTACAGGTACTTCTAACGGTGCTGCTATCACGCGGCGTTGCCCCCACAGACTTATCGCCTAAAAAGTAAGGCGATACTAAT